CTGCATTGTGTTGTAGTAATACTCAATAATCGGTATCTTCTTTAATGGGTTAGGTTTAATGTCAACCACATTTACTGCGTTGCATACATAATCGGGGTATGGAGTGGCAAGTGTGCCTTTATATGTACCCATTACTGTGTATACATAGTTCTTATCCCATACATCGAGAACGATTTTGTCTTTCCCCATCGTTACTGTATGTACTGCATATACAGGTTCGCTACCTGCCTTTAGACTTCTTGCAACGAAGGTGCTTCTTGGGTCAAGGGCATATGCCTTGAACGGAACATCTTCATCATCGTTTGCCTGTACAAACAAATCAGCCTTACCAACTGTATGAAACCAATCAATCATTTCATTGTCGGCACTCTGCTTTCCGCTTCGATAGAGGTATTCATTGAGTATATCTATCTTGTTTGTGACCTCTTCTCCCTCTTTACGACTTACATAGAAAGCAGGTTGTGTAAGGAAGTATCCGTTCTTGAAGTTACAGATTTCTTCCGCTATGTTTACATTGATTTTGTTATTGATTTCGTCCCTTGTGACCTTTGTCTTGGCATAAATCGGTGTTACCCCTCTTCTGTACCAATACAAATAGTCCATCGGTATGAGGTTCTGAACATGGATTGATAATGCAGAATTGAGTTCTTCTATCATTTCTCCCTGTCTTTTGGGGTCGAACCCATCAAACGATGTCCATATCGTTCTTCTACCTGTGAGGTAGTTCGCTATTATGCTTGTTGTGTCTTCTCTTTCAGTTGTTGTAATGCTCATATCTCTCTAATTCCCCGATAAAAAAGGGTTATAAAACATAGTTTCCTATGCTCTATAACCCTTGCGGTTGTTCCATAAGCCTTTCGCTTATGCCATTATTCCTTTGTTAGTTGCTACTTGCAGTTACCTTTCGGACTATCTTTACCACTTTGTATGAGATTTTGCCCTCTTTGAACTCTGCTTTTACCTCTGCAACTTCATTGTTGTTAACAATGGCATTGATTTCCTCTATTAAATTGGGGTGTTCCTGTATGTTAAAGTTGCGTTTCATTAAGAAAGGGGTGGGATATACCGCCCACCACGGTGTGATGCGACTTCTCAAGTATTTATTTTTGGAGGACTTGAGTAAATGAATTGAACAATCATCGTCTAATAATTTATATCCACAATATTTTGTGTTTGTCAAGCGTTTCACACAATATATTTCGGTGTTTTCCCGTTTTCGCCTTAAAATACTCGCCTTGCTACCCTTACCACATTCCTTTTTTGCCTGTTAAGTGCGTACTCAACCGCCATCGCAAGACTATCGGGGGCATCATCGTGCTTATTTTTGCCCACTAACTTGAATGAATACACATTTGACATGAATTGGTCGTACTCTGTACTCCGCTCTCCGTCCAAAAAGTACATATGCTCACGAATATCGGGGGCATGATTGAATATTCTTTGTGCTTTTCCTTCGCCTGTGAAGGTTTTCGTGTTCGATGTGACGGAACATGGGTAGCCATCGGCTTTAAGTTGGTCACTTATGCCCTCTGAATAGGCAGATGTGGTCTTCGTGGCTTCGATTGAAATGAATTGCACTCCCCATTTCTTCGCTTTTTGTACGATTTCGGGTTGTGTTATCTTCTTTTCGGAGTTGTTATACACTACATCGACCACATATATGTCTTCTCCGTACTGATAACAGATAGGTGAAGCCACATAGTCACCGCCACCCCATGCAGGGTCAACCGACATGAATATTTTATCGGGTTCAATGTCTTCGGGTAACTTGCCATTGAAGAATTTCATGTCATCGGGAAGGAATACCGTACCGCCACGCTCTATCGGTGAACCCATATATTGTGCGTTCCACGATGCGATGTCATTATTTTTCTCAAATGATGCCCTTCTTTGAAGGTAATCGTTTGTGGAAAACCCTACTCCGTACAGATAATCGAAGTTACTTTCATCGTTTTTATTAAGAGCAGGAACATTAACGATGGCATATTTGATACTTTTACATCTTGGGTCACTCTGAATGAACTCAATTCGATGTGAAATGCAATCATATAAAGACCATCTTGTGCCAATCCACAGTTTCTTACATTGTCCCTTCCAACGAGTAATATAGTTATTCTCTACTTTAGTCCACTTGGTATTGAGTCTGTCGGGAGATAACGCTTCCTCGATGCCTTCGTGAAGGTCATCTGCTATGGCGAGTCCGTTACAGTCGCATTGTCCGTTCAATGACCCCTCAATCGACTTGCAAGAAAGGGTCTTGTACTTCTTCTTCCTATCAATGTCTATGACGGATTCAAGGGCATCCGTTGCGACCACATTCCGCTCGGGGAATATACTTCTCCAATCGTAGGTGTAGGGGTCTCCTAAAATCTCCAAGACTCCGTTATAGTATGTCTTTGCGACTGCTGATGAGTAGGTGACATACAAGTTCGCAAGTTGTGGGTCACGAAGCATAGTCCAAATCGTATAGAACTGTACTATTGTTGACTTGCCAACTCTCGGTGGCATTGATATAAACAGTTCGTCAAGTGTTCCGTCTGTGAGTGCTTGGAGATGCTTGCAAATCACCATCAACTGCTTTCTTCTCGGCAACCAAAACCTCTCGTGGGGTTCTCTGTTCCATTCCAACGCAATCATAAAGTCATCAAACTTCTTCCTTGCAGTTAGGATATACAGGTAATGTATTGCGTTCTCAATGGCATCAAAGTCGCTTGGGTTATTCCTTAATCTCTTCTGTAACTCAAGTCTGTAATTGTATATAAGGTTATATACTTCTTCTGTTTTGTCATCTCGCCATAAGTTGACCAACGCAGAGTATGCATACTCCACATTGTCTTCTTTGAAATGGTTAAATGCTTTTAGTAATTCTTTGTTCATAATGCCTTTATTTGCCCTTAAATCGCCTTTCTCGTAAAAGAAAAAAGCACTCTTGATATTGCTATCGAAAATGCTTTTTTCATTGGGTTTTTAGGGTTTTGGGTTAGAGTGTCTTATTCAATTTGAAAGGGGTTCAACGAAAAAAGATTTCCGTTGCATTGAATATATCACAAGAATTATTTCGGTGTCAAATACTTTTAAAGCGAATTTATTCGCTCTATCCAAAAATTATCTTCAACAATATCCTTGTCTATAATTACAGGGACACCAAACAAACTCTGACCGTATCCTTGTAATCCGCTCTCGTGTGCGAATAAGTCTTTATCTGCCCATATGAGTACATATAGCGTTGCAGGGTTAATGTGTATTCTGATTTCTTCGCCCTTATCCTTGGCTATTCGTACACATCGCCATATCTCGGTCATAAGGCTGTTCATTCTTCACCTCGCCTTAATATCATCGCCACTTGTCCATCGGGCAGAGTTCTTACTTCACAGGGAACTCCATAGAACATGAGAGAACCCGTCTGCTTCATTACCTTGCCTATCTTTACATCAAGAATATGAAATGCCCTGCTATCAATTACTATCTTGCTTGGACTAAAACCATACTCGTCCTCATATTTCCGTATGCCGTCACGGAGCATCTTGTATATGTCCTCTGCCGTGAGACTGTCAACCGCAATATACCTTGTCCAAGGACTTTCCCCTAAAGGATAAGTCGTTATTTCTTCGTACTTCATATTATCGCCATATCTCTGTCATTAAACTGTTCATATTGATTATTTTGCTCCTAAATATGTAAGTTCATACTTTGTTTCTTCCTCTTCGCTTAACTTCCTCGTGTATGCAAGGGTGTTGTAGTATTTATCGTCCTCGCCCAATATCATATAAAGGTCTTTCATTGGCTGACATGAGGGGGAAAACCCTCTGTATTTCATGCCATAAAAGTATAATGTCTGTGGATTGAGGTTCACATACTCTGCGTATGCGTTCCCAATAACCCATGGGTTGTCTACTTTCCCTTCTACATAAATTTTGGGGTCTTTTATGTCTGTCATATTATCGCCTCTTGCTCTCCTTTCACCCATTCGCTACCGCTATACCTGTAATATCCCATATAGGTCTTTTTGTTTTCCAAAATATTTTGCACTTGGGAAATCGTGAACAGGCTTCCTTTCCTCGTTCTCTTGCCATCTGCATTGAGGGTGAACGCTATGTCCTTCATCTTGTACCCACGCTCCCTTAATGCGTAAACATTTCGCACAACTTCGGCTTCACTTGGGTTTATCGTGAGTGAGTGATTGGATACACTATACCCATAGGGTGCTTTTCCACCGCTATAGCCACCTTTACTCGCCTTTTGCTTTCTCCCCCCACTTGTCCTCATCTTGATGTTCTGTCTTTCAATCTCTGCCATTGATGCTATCATCGCATCGAGAACTACTGTGAACGCTCCTTGGTCACCAAAGTCTTCCGCTACCGATATGACCTGTAACCCACTCTTCCTTAATTCATTCTTATAGGCAAAGTATATGTATACATCACGAGCAATTCGGTCACTCTTCGCCACTATCACCGCTTCAACTCCTTCGGGATAGTCACCTTGCAGTATCCTTCCGAACTGTGGTCGCTCTTCCTTCGCTCCACTTACACCCTTGTCCTCATACCATGCTAATATCTCGTGTCCGTTCTCTTCGCAATATTTCTCTATGTCTGCTCTCTGACTTTCTATTCCGAACTTGTCTTCCCCTATCTGTCCTGTCGTACTAACTCTTAAATACCCTATAACCTTCATTCTAATCTTATCCCCTTATACTCTAATTTATGTTTAGCCATTGTGTCTGATGACAACTTTCTGCAACTCTTAACTATCCCTTCCGTTGGGATAATCTCAATTACATCTTTAATCTTCTCAATCCCTATAGGAAAATCTTCTGAATGAGATTGATAGATATATACTGTATCGCCTGTAACTCCAATGTGGAAAAATGTGTCATCAAGACCCGATGCCTTTAACTCAACCGCTTCGGATAATTCTCTTGGAAACGACTTCACTTTTCTCTCAAACCTCGTGCCACAATACTCACATACGCTTCCTGTAACAATCGCTCCGCAATTTGGACAATTCGTCATATCCTCTTACTCCATCTTCTCAAAACTGATACTGTCTACACTTACCCCTAACTCTTCCATTAAATCGTAGGTCTTGTCTATTACTTCATCAAAGTCCGTGTTGGTCGTTAGGTCTAAATGTATCTTAACCGTTGGGTTCTTCGGTCTTATTACCTTCAACGCTTTCTCCATTCTTCTTCCCCCTTCCATTCATTTTGTATACTTCCGATGGCTCTATCTCCCACCGCTTTACTACTTTCTTCCCTGCTCGCTTCTCAATTACAAGGTGATAGTTCCCTAATGCGTTACATACTACACTTAAAAACCGTATAGTGATGCCATTCTTCATCTTGTTCCCGATAGCACCTTGGTTCGCATAACCCATCATCTTCGCTATCTTCTCCTGTGTGAGCCGTTCTTCCCATAGTATGTCTTTAAATATCTCTTCGTTAGTCATTTCTCTTTCTCCTTTCCTTTGACTTTACACCGATTATATCAATTTTGTATTATTGTGTCAATACCTTTTTGTATTAATTGTGTTTTATATTTACCCACTTCCGATGAGCCACTCGCTCCCCACTCCACCGCAAGAAGTCCTTTTAGATTTTTTATAGAGAGAGGGGTTAGACAGGTCGGCTTCGGCTTCGCTTTTTCCCGATGGGGTGGGGGTGTTATGAGCCTGTAACCGCCTATTTCAGCGACTTTTACAGGGTTATTGATAATATAATCAAGATTAAAGATAAAAACGCTATAATTGACGGTTTTCAAGCCTTGCGAGGATACCCAAAAAGAAACACGCGGAAGCGTTGATACTTTTTGGAAGTATATGTATGTTATAGGGTTACACCATTATATTACATAAGATTTACTTATTTACATAATTAAACATAAATATTACTTATGGAATTTACAGGAAATAAGAATCACTTATTATAATATTACAATGGTAGTATATGGAAATACCATAATATACCATGTAAATAAATGTATAATAATAAACAATTGTTTATATATAATGTATCCGTATACCCCTATTTTACCAATTTATCCCAATCGCTCACAAGGTCAAAAATCGACGATTTCAGCGTGTTTATATATTCATTGATATATTTATCAATAGTGTTGTAAAACGCTCTGTATCAGCCGATTTACCTTTTTTTCGATGTTTCAGTTCAAGCCTTAATAATTACGGTGTTTATATGGTTATACCGTAATAGTTATGTATTTTATAGTTGTATTCCGTAGATTTTACAGTTTGTTAATGTTTTTGCCGTAATATTTCGCTTGGTGTCATTTACTACAATAATGATGTTATTTATGATGGGGTTTATTGTAGTATGTTACAATAATGTAGTGTATTTATACCCCCAATAATTGCAAGGGTTAGGCGGTTTTTTACTATTATATGACTATTTTAAAAAGGTTTTTTAAATCACTACAAAAAAGTAGTTGACATATTACGCCCATGGCGTTAGAATAAGGCGTAAAAACAAATACCGCCCACCCCTTAGGGCGTAGAGTTTAGGGGGTTCGGGGTTGTGGCTGAACAGTTCCACACCAGTCTT